GGCACGATCTCGAGGTTACAGACCGTCTTGACGGTTAGCGACATCTGCGGGTGGAGCCCGCGGAATATCACCACGCCCCACGTGCACCGGTCGTCGAACCCCGACGACGCCTGCTCGGCCCCCAGCGGGAACACTGGGGAAATCGAGATCGGGTTGTCGGTGAGGAACCGGGCAATGTGGAGCGTCTGCGTGTTCGAGTTCGTGGAGTCCTGCATCACAGTGAGAAACTCGGTCAGTGGCGCATTCATGAAATGCGTGATCTCGCGCGGCTGCGTGAACTCCTGGGACGGCCCGGTGAGACGGTGGACCGTATACACGCCCTCAGCGGCGGGGGCGGTGTAAAACCCTGGAGTCATGATCGCCATGTCGGCTTCCTGGAGTGGGAGCGCGACGTGGTCGATGTTGCAGGCGACGTGGTAGCCAACCGGCGGCACCGGAACGACAGCACGGCCAGCTGCCGGCTTAGTCAGCCGAGCATACTGGCCTGCGTAGCAGGTGCCTTGGTTGTACAGGGCGGACCCCGTTGCGTACACGGTCGCTGAGCGCGCGGTGGTGCGCCACTGCGCTGGCTGCTCGGTGGACATGATCGTGTTGTAGAGCCCGGGAGCCAAAGGCAGCCCGCCGGGATACGACACGGAGAAGCTCGTGGTGGGAACATTGCTGTAGAAGGACGAGCAATGCATCACCACGCCCGAAGCAGTCGGCAGAGTTGTCGCGAAGTCGATGCCGGCAGGCCCCGTCGCCCACATCACGGCCTGGCGATCGCTAGGCGGAAAGATGAGGCAGGCGTCCCAGTTGCCCGGGACCGAAGGGGCGTTGACGACAGTCGTGGTCTTGTACTCTGGCGTAAGCGAGCACACCTGCACCGCGTCGGGGAGTTGTACGCTCCCCGGTGCGACCGGGTGCAAGGCCTTCATCACCCACGCCGCTCCGGCAGTGGAGAGAGACATGGCCTTAAGCTTAGCCTCGAGTTGCGCTGCGTACTCTGTGGACATGGTTGAAAACGAGAAAGAAGATGTAGAGTTGTACCAATAAACCCTATGTTGCTATCTTTTGGTCGCGCCGCTGACTAACTAGTGTTGCGAATCACTATCTAAGAGCCTACACAACCATTGCGAGGGGCCGGTCGGCGACGTCCGCCAGATCGACCTCCATCAGCCTGTCCAGGACTGGGTGCGAAACCAGCCCGACGCGGCCGCTGCAGGCGGCGAGGAACCGCTCGCAGTCGTGGACCGCGTCCAGAGAGAGAGAGTACCGCGCGCAAAAAGACTGCGCGAGCCGCTCGAAGGGCGGCGCCGGCGTGTCACGAGCCATAGTGGCGAGAGACCACATGGCCGGCGCGGCGGCGCGCACTCCTGGCGCGTAGTGCGCGACCAGGAACGAGCGGACTACCGGAACGGTAGCGCACGTCGGCGAGAGGCCGAGCACGATGCCGTTGCGGTACATCGACGCATGGCGAGCGGACGGGGGCTTCACGGTCCAGAAGAGGCGGCTGACAATCCGCCCTGGCTTCGGTCCGAACAGCCACTCACCGTCGTCGCTAGCAAGCCACGCGCCGGAGATGAAGCTGACGTCGAGCGCGTTCGCGAACTTGCGGTACTCGGGCTTGATGCCGAACTCCGCCTCAATAGCGGCGAGAGCATCGGCGTCGAAATCGCCGTACACGAGGATAATGAGGTCGTCACCTGCGACCAAGATATCCCCGCGCAGAGACAACGCGACCAATGCCTCGACGGCAATGCCCGCGTTGACGAGCGAATTCCCGAGCGTCGTATCGTTGTGGCCGGACTTGACCGCCCACGGCAAGACATAGCGGAGCGCACCCCGCGCAGCCGCACCGCGGACAGAGAAGCCCGACTCGACGAAACTGCAAAAGCCCGCGCCAGCAGGCGCGTAAGCCTTCAAACGCAGGTCGAGATGCGCGCGTTGCATCGTCGCGTCCCAGTTCTTCCCGTCCCGCTCGTAGAAGTGCGGAATGGCGCCGGCCATCTCGCACTCTGCGATCGCATCACGCATCCACGTCCCGAGCTCACCGGCGTTCATGCTCGACGCAAAAGTCACACGCACCCCGGGGGCGACCTCGCGCCTCCTAAAGATGTCGGTGTACGTCTTCTGCATCGCACAGAACTCGGGCCCAAACGCGGCTTGTGTTGCGAGGTTAGGGTAGTACTGGATCAAGCGTGGCCTTGACGGCACACCGTGCCCGCACTCGCGCTTAACCATAGCGCAAACGCGACTCGGCATGATGTCATCGACGTCCTGCGACCGCAGGATGGCGGCCTGCTTAGCAGCAGGCCACTTGGCCAACCACGCCTCCATCCAGGTGGCGTAGTGCTCGGCGTAGCGAGATGCCACCTCGGCGTGCACAGATTGCACAAAGCCGAGGAATTTGTCGAATCGCCGCACGACCGGGGGTGGCGCGACGCCGTGCCGCTTACACAAAGCGTGCTCGGCGTTGCAGGGGCAAGAGCGACAGGTGTGGGACAGCGACGTCGCCAGACCGACGAGCGTCGCACCGTCCTGTTCCTTCGCACAAAACCCTGGCACCACGTCCGGATCCGAACGGACGATCTTGGCGCCGGG